AAGTTGCAGAAGGTTGGGTCATTGCAACACAAGATGTTTGGGATCATCCTATTGCAGTAGCGAAAGCAATTAAAAAAGATTTTGCTAAGGTTGCAACAAAATATAATATTAAAAGAGTTCAAACTGCTGTAAGAACAGACTTTGACAAAGGTATAAGATTTGCAGAATGGTTAGGATTAGAGAACGAGGGATTAATGAAACATTATGGTTTTGATGGTTCAGACCAATACAGATATGCGAGGATATTCTAATGGGTTGGCAGATGGCAGTAGTCGGTGCAATAGGTGCAGCACAGTTTCAACAACAAGGTGCGATTGGTAAGTACAATCAAGCAGCAAACAATAGAGCTGCTACAGTATTAGATAATCAAGCCACACAGATAGAACAAAAAGCAGAATTTGATATTGCACAATTTAATAAAACTTACCAAAAAGTAAAAGGAGAAACTACAGTTGCTCTTGCTAAATCTGGAGTGCAAGTTGGAACTGGTAGTGCATATAATATTACTTTATCAAATGCTCTTGAAAAAAAATTACAAGAAAATTTAATAATATATAACTCAAAGATTGCTTCAGCTAATAAAAGAGAAGAAGCAAATTTTGCAAGAATAAAAGGTAGTATTGTTAGACAAGAGTCAAGACTTGCACAACTTGGAACAGTTGCATCTACAGGAACAACTTTATTAAGAATGTCTAAAGGAACTACAACATAATGCCAAAAATACCTACATTTACAGCAGAAGGATCAATAACTCAATTATCTGGTTCAACTACCACTCCTCAAATTGGATTAAATCAAACACTAGCTACTGCTTTAGCACCTGCTACTAAAATGATTGTAGATCAAAAAATACAAGAAACAAATGCACAAAATCAAGCAGAAGCATTAAAATTAGAAAACAATTTTATAACTGATTTTATAAAAGTATCAGAAGCTATTAATACTGATGAAGTTATGTCAGTTAATAAAGATGCTGCTAACAAATATTTAAAAGATCAATCTAATGTTTTAATTAATAAATACAAATCTCAAGCAACTAATAACAATGTTGGAATTAAATTTGAAAATTATGCTTTAGCAGAAACACAAAAAACAATATTTAGAACTGATACACAAATATCAAAAAATATTTTAACAAATTTATATGATGGTTATGATAAACAAAAAGAACTTTTATTTATAACAGCCAATACAGATGAAAGTGGTATAGCTAAAGAAACTTTAGAAATAGATTTAAAAAAACTAACAATAGATACATTTGAATCACAAGTTTCAGCACCAGAGTTAAAAGTTATGTTAAATGCTATACCTGGTGAAATACAACTTTATGATGGTTTAAGAGATGTTCAACAAACACCTAGAAAAACTTATTATGCTTTAAAAGATAAGAATTACTTACCAGATTTATCTTACAAACAAAGGTTAGATTTAGAGGAAAAAGCTATAACAATCATAAGACCACAAATTACAACAGAGTGGGAAAACTATACTGCAATGATAATGGCTGGAAAAGAACCACCTCCATTTGATATGAAACTTGCAACAGAAATTATGACAAAACCAGTTGCTGATAAAATGTTACAAGAAGAATCTATAATAAAAGATACTGTTATTAATAATAATTTAATACTTACTTCTCCAGCTAAAGATTTAAAAGAATTATATAAAAATATTATAGATGAATCTTATGAATCTAACACAGAATTAAAAGGTCAAGCATTAGAAGCACACTATCAAACAATTCTTAAAAAAAGAGAAGATGGTCTTAATAAAGATCCAATTAATTTTATATTACAAACAAATAAATTTAACATTGCAGATTTAGTTTCCGAACTAGAAGAATTAAAAGGAATATCTACTGGTGCTGGACCAGTATTTAGCACTGAAGCAGAAGCATTAGCTATATCACAAAAAAATATAGAATTAGCAAGTGCGTTAGCTGATGAACAAACTAAATTAGGTATTCCAGAATCTCAACATAGATTTATGACTAATGAACAAGCAACAGGATTTGTTAATTCATATATTGCTTTAGCAGAAAAAAGTGATCAGCAAGGTATGCAAACTTTAATGTTAAGTCTAGGTAATGATTATGGAATTTATGAATCTAAAGTTATAGCACAATTAAAAACAAGTGGTTTACCAGAAGGAGCAGAAATTGCTTTATCATTGGGTAACTCTGAACTTGCTGTAGAAGCATTAGCTCTTGATACTAAACAAGAAAAAGATTCATTAAAAGATTTTTTAAAAAGATCAACTGACAATGAAACAAAATTTGATGATATTAAAATTATGATTAGTCAAGAAATGAAAGATTTTGAAGCTATATTAAGAAAAAATGTTCCATTAGATAGTAGCGGTACATTACCAGAAATGGATAAACTTATGGAGTTTTTAACTTATGCAGCAATTAATAGAATGTATGGAAAAGATATGAACGCAGAAGATGCTGCACAAGCTGCCGCAAATACTTTTATGCAAAATTTTCATTTAGAAGATACTTATTTTATTCCTAAAATTTATAATGGAGAAGATATATCTGCTAGTGTTGATGGTATAATTGATAAAGCAAGTGTATTAAAAGATTATTACTTACCTGAGTTTGGTGCTGTTGCTTTTAAATCTGCAACTGAAAGAGATGAAGCATTACTAACAAATAAAATGAAATCACAAATGCAGACTAATGGTCAATGGAGGAATACTCCAGATGGGGAAGGTTTAGTTTTTGGAATAGTATTAGCAAATGGATCATTTGCACCTGTAATAAATAAAAAAGGAGAAGAACTTACTTTTAAATTTAATGACACAACTTATATTATTCCAGGTACATCACAAAACTTTGATATAAATTTAAAATATAATGAAGATGTAGAAAATATTTCTGCTATGGGTGGTGCTATCAAAGTTGATTTAGAACCTATAGTAAAAAAAGAAATAACGAAAGAAAAGTAATATGGCTCAATTTGGTTTTGGATTAAATATAAACAAGACAGCACAAGAGACAGGGTATGATCAATATAAAACTAATTTATTTGAATCATTAGGAGCTGTTGCAAAAGATAACTGGAACTATAATCCAGTAATATCTTTAATGACTTATGGAGACACTTTAGAAGCAGAAAGAGATTCAAGATTAGAAGGTATAGAACCTGTAGACAGAAATGTTTTAAACGAAAGATACAAAGATATAGGATTATATTTTGAACAAGATGAATATCAATCAGTTGTTAATATTATGGTTGATCAAAAAGAAAAAGAATTAGAAAGACAAAGCATAATTCAAAGAGGACCGAAAGGTTCTTGGAATCCTTTAGATGGTGGTTTTTATGTGGGTGCTGCAAAACTTGCAACTGGTATTGGTGTTAGTTTTCTTGATCCTATAAATATTGGTGTGTCTTTTATACCTGTGTTTGGACAAGCTAACTTTGTTAGAGTTGCTGCCGCAACAAGTTTTAGAACTGCTAGACTAGCAAGAGGTGCTGTAGAAGGAGCTGTCGGTGCAACCCTTGTAGAACCTCTTATTTATGGTGTGGCTCAAAAAGTACAAGCTGATTATGATCTTGTAGATAGTTTTATGAATATTGGTTTTGGTTCTGTTATTGGTGGTGGACTTCATGTAGGTGCTGGTAAATTAAAAGACATGAAAACTGCTAGAGATTTTGAAGCAAGGGTTTTAGCAAACAGAGAAAATTTAAGTACAGTTGAAGGTGGAGAACTAGAGGTAAATTTTTATAAAGAATATTATCCTGCTGACAGCGAACTAATGATGAGACTAGAACAAACTGATCCAGAATTAAGAAAAAAATTATTAGCAAAAGCTGTTGGAGATCAGCAATTAGATGAGCCAGTAAATGTTACTGATATAGCAAATGCTGATCCTGTAATGAATGGTACATCAACTAAACAACTTGATATACAAATTAATGCAGCAAGAAAAAATATTGAAATAATTAAAAAAGATACAGCATTAATTCTTAAAGAAGGTGGTACAGTTAATAAACAACACTTACAAAAAGCAGTTAAAAAATATAATGATTTACTTGCAGAAAAACAAAAATTAAATAAAGAAGTTAGAACTGAACCTGTAGTTAATGAAGCTACAATTAATCGTAAAAATATATCAGATGATTTAGAGTTAAATTCTGTAAAAGATAGCACAGTAAGAGCAGAACCAGAAGATACACAGTTAAAAATATCAGAAGAAAGATTATTAAAAATAAGAACAGCACAATCTGAAAAAGGATTAAATTTAGAATTTGCTCCAAAAGATTCAACAGTAAAAGAAACATTAAAAGATGCGTCAGAACAATTAGATGAAGTAAATTCTAAATCACAAGAAATAAAAGATATTGCGGCTGATTATATTAATTGTAGTAATGGAAATTAACAATGGCTAAAAATACTTGCTTAACAAGAGTAGAAAACTTATTAAAAAATTCTTCAATTAAATCTGTTAAAAGAAGTGAAATAATAGGTTTAATTAAACAATCAATAGCAGAAAAAAAATTATCTGGCATGGATGAAGTTAATGTGGATAAAATTGCTAAAGATGTAACAGAACAAATAAAAGCACAAAAAAAAATAGATAAAATAAATGCTCTTAATGATGAAATATTGGTAAGAAAAAAAATAGAAAAACAATTAGAAAATTTTAAAGATGATCCTGAAAATGGATTAATATCAGAATTGGTTGGCACTAATGAATTAACAACTGGTGCTAGACAATCTGTAGGTGTTGCACAAAATGCTGCACAAGGTCAGTTAATTGCAGGTTTTAATGCTGAACTTAAAAATGCTAATTTAGATGGTATGTTTGACAAAGCAGATGCAAGACTTCAAGAAGAAATTTCTATAACAATGGAAGAAATTTCTTTAGGTACAGAAGTAACAACAAAAAATAAAGATGTAATAAAATTAGCTACAATAATGGAAAATTATTCTGAACTTGTTAGACAAAAATTAAATGCTAGAGGAGCTAATATTGAAAAAATGTGG